TATAGTAAAGGAAAATTGTTTTATATTTGAGTATTCTGCTATTCTTTCATCATTATAGCGTTTTTAGTTTCTAGGTAGAAAAGGGTTTAATCTTAATTGGTTATTCCCTTTTTTTTATTTACATTTGTTGAAATTAAAAGTTATAAATGAAGAGATTACAACTTATTAACAGGTATTAACAAAAGGTAAAAGGTATTGAGTACGTTACGCCACAATTGTGTGGAAAGTAGTGACCTAGGATAGCACGAAGGATAACTACTAATACCAAGTATACGACGGTATGCATACCTTTTGTTTTTATTTACATATATTGAAACTAAAAACTAAAAGTTATGAATGAAGAGATTGCAAGATTATTAAAGCAGAACGCATCTAACGTAGCCAATTCGGGTACAGGTAGTCGATTAGACATAGGCGATGATAAGGCGGTAGCTAGAGCCTGGAGCTTAATACAAATAAAGATTAAAGCTATAGACCCTGAGTTTTACGAAATAATTAAGGAAAGATGAGCAAGATAGAAAATATAGTTTGTGCTAAGATTAAGCTACGTGCTGCGTTAGGTAAAAAGAAATATGGTACTACTATGGAGCGTGACGATTTAACGCCCTTAGATTGGCTTAAACACGCTCAGGAAGAAGCAATGGACTTGGCTGTGTACCTTGAGAAGTTGATACAAGAATTAGAAGAATTAAAAAAGGGAGCTAAATAGCTCCTTTTCTCTTTTGTTACGATCCACACGCTTCGCAATCGTCATCATCAATGCCACACGTTTCGGGTTGGTCCTGGTCGGTTAAGTCGACTATCCAACTATCCCAAGTTTGTCTAGCAACCTCTTCGTTGCGTTTCTTTTCTTCTTCGTCCATTTTGTTATTTCTTTTTTTCGTTTATCCATTCTATTGGAACTACTTTATCAGCCCACTTGATGTTATTCTTATCGCACCATTTAGAGTAGGTCGTCTTACTTCCTTTAAACAACTTGTTTGTGTGTCGTTGAAAGACCATACGAATATCCTTGTCGGGATGCTGTGCTATAACTAGCAGCATTTTCTTCCTATCTGCGGTGCTAAAACGACCTTTTAACTCTAAGATGATACCATTCGGTAAAATAACGTCAGGAGTATATTTACGTTGCTCGGAAACCTCATAGTGCAAATTAACAGTTTCATACTCAAATGATACATTCTGCTCGTCAAGTTTACCGCACACAACCTTTTCATAGTTACTCCTGAACCTGTGGATTGTTTTCTTCATAAGTCTTTTTGTTATGGCACGAGTGACAAAGCGATTGTATGTTGTTATGGCTTAGTTTAGCTCCTCCTTGTTTGATTGGTTTAATGTGATCGACTACATCAGCAGGTACAACTTTACCTTCCTCTTCACAATGTAAACACAAAGGGTTCTGATTTATCCACCAACCTCTAAGTCTACGCCAAGGTGCTTGACGATAAAACGAAGTGTCACCACCCCAAGACTTATTTTTGTCTACGGGCTTAACTCTTCCTCGACCTTTAGGTAATGTAGGCATCTGTTAAACTATAATTAATTCAAGTCCGTTTCCTTCGGTTGCTTCCAGTAACTCATTGAGAGTTCGCTTTGATGAAGTAATATCCAATAAGGAATCCCCGTTGACCTGTCCAAAGCTAGAGCCAACAAGAATACACCCTCTTGTGTCGGTATTATAGTTTCCTTGATGAATAAGAATGTATCTTCGATTTCGAACATTATGCAATATAAGATGTTTTTTGTACTTATCTGAGGTTCTGTGAGAAACTTTATACACACCTTTAGGAACGCAACTCACGTTAGTTTCATTATCCTTCCAAGGCAACTCCAATGTCTTACACTCAAAAACTTTTTTAAGCCCCTTAAACAGCGTTAAATGACCTAAGGTTTGTTTACCGTCATCGTCAAGTCTAGTTAGTATCGCTTTCATTTTTACCTTTTAATCTTTTCTATTGACCTACCTGCAAAGTAAGCAGCGTAAACAGTTATAAGAAGAGTTTGATATATTGGTTTGTAAGCAGCATCAATAGTAAAACCACCTATGTTGCCATCAAGAAAAGAAAGTAACACTAAGATAAGCGTAAGGAATATAAGCACCAAAGGTCGAATGTTCTTAGATAACCAATTATCCGCTTTCATATCCGCTTCCCACCTACGACTAACTTGCTCTTGAGCGTCTGACTCAGCTTTAACTAGCAAATCTTTCATCGCTTGTTTAGCGGCTAACTTCTCTTCCTTAGATGTGCTTAAGTTGTCTAGGATTTCCCCGACTGACTTAATTACATTACCACCAAGTATATCAACTAATTTACTCATATCTTTTATTTTTCTTGTACGCTACATAGAAATTAAATAGTGTATAAGCGATACCCAGGAGTAGGGCAGCGAACCTTAACGCTGCTTCTACCTCTGTGAAACTTAACCCTATAGCTGTACCATTGACCGCTATGTTTTTGATTGAATCGCTATCCATTAGTTATAGAGTTTTAGATGTTATCTATATCGTTTGCGTTATCTCTAACAAACTTAGCCGCTTCGGATCGAGTCATCAAGCAATTTTTCGGATAGGCTTTGTTCTTACCTAGTTTAAGTAAAGCGGATAGCTCTCCATCTAACCAACTTGCTTCGAGTTCGATTATATAGAATTTAGCGTTTCCGATTTTAACCATTGGGTTAGCACCGAACTTTCTACGATTGTACTCTCCAAGCTCTTTAAACGTTGGATGAATTACTCCGTTCTGGATACCCTCTTCATCGTACTCAGGTATTCCGTACGTAGCTACTAACTCTGTTGGTATTAGTTTATTAAAAGTTGTGTTATCTAAACACATATATACATTTCCTCTCATAATAATTAATCGTTTGTATGTGCAGATAAACCTGCGTTATAATTGTTTTCTATTTCGTCTGATGTTAATACGCTATCGTAAAATAAAACATCACTTATTATATTTTTTGATTGTCTTGTAGTAATAAATGAACTATCTCGACCTACATTTAAATTATGTGATTCGTCAACTGTACCACTTACTGTAATCGAATTAGGTAAATTATCATCTAAATATAATTTAAGACCTAAAGTTGTATTTGGTTCATAAGTAACACAAACAAAAAGCCATTGCCCTGTTGGGTTTTGACTTGAAGATGTTACTTGATATTTACTAACGCTAGTATTTATTGTGGCTATAATATTATTATTATAGTAAGTAGTACCAAAACCATATGTAGAATTTGTAGCACCAATTCCTCTTCCTTTACAAACTAAAAAATTATAATCAGTAGTAGTTGTACCCTCGTCTAATTTAACCCAAAAACTTGTAGAAAAACCACTTGACATATCTAAATCAGCATCATCAGCTACTTCAGCATAACCACTTCCATCTAAATTAAACGAGTTCAATCTATCTCGTACTGCGTTACCGAAGATGTCCTGTGTTGGTATGGTTGGGTTAGGTATAACAGTTGAGTTTAATGTTGCTGCTCCATCTGTTAGTCTATAAGCACTTGCTGATGATGATTCTTCTAGTTGTCCACCCCAAATCTCCATATCTCTTGCAGTTGCACCACTATATGTATTAATACTATACAATGTACTTGATGCCGATGTATCATATAATTGTATCCTATCCCAATTACCTGTTAAAGTAAATATTTGAGCTACACCATTTGATAATCTTATTGTTTCGCCTTGTGTGCCTTTTACATAAATACTGAAAGTTTTACTAGAACCTGCATTGTCTAAATATAAACTATCGTTAGCATTCATTTGCATTCTAGTAGAATCGTTTGCTCCACTCGGAGATGTACCATAGTTAGGTGTTAAAGTAACCGTAGCTTCTTTATTCCATTGACTAAAGTCTTGTGAGTAAGAAAACAAATTACTCCCCTTACTCCAATTCATCATACCTAGTTGTGGTATTCTTGGTTGAGCATCAACGTAGTCAGCTCCATTAATCAAACCTCCGTGGTCGGATGCGGTTACTTCTCGAACGGATACGTTGTCATAATAAATAGTCTTAGTGTCATTTACAAGTCTACTTAATGAAACATAAGTTGTTGTTGTTGTTGCAGTATATAAAACATTAATACTACCACTTGATTGATTGCTTGTGTCAAAAGTAGCTCCACTACCATTTGAGTTCGGAGATAAACCTATTAATACATTACTTAAGTTTGGATTGTCAAAATTTGCATTTATTAAATAGGCTTTACCTATTTGCGTTGTGAATCCTTGTGTTGCTCTTGAAGAAGAAGATGTTGTTGGTGTAATTGCAAGACGCTCATTATCAATAGTAAGACTAGCATTAAAAAATGGCGACCAACCTGTTGTTCCGTTACTAAAATCTCCATTAGTAACCTCTTCCTCTTCCAAATTAGTTCCACTATCATAAGCTACCAATCCATCGCCCTCGCTCAAAGCCCAATAGCCTTTTAAGTTTGTAACGCTTAAAGACGTACTAGGGTTATCTATTGCAAGTTTATTTGGGTTTGCGTAATCGTATGCGATGTCATCGGTTGTCCAAGTTTCATTATAAAATTGAACATCAGAAATAGCAAAATGACCATAAACACTACTATAAACTTTACCTATTTGTAAAGACGTTGTTGTCCATTCATCAAAAGTTAATACAACCCTTTGCCAAACATCTTGTGTTACTGCTGAAGTTTGAATATTGTTTACATAAGGAGTGAAGTTAGTAAGATAACTTGTTGCTGATATGTTACCACTTGTAATAGATATTTGTCTAAATTGTGGAAAACCAGACAAACCTAAATAAAATAACCCCTCATTACTTACAGATAAAGGTTTGATCCAAAAACTAATAGTTTTGATAGGTATTTGTGCAGTTCCAAAATTAATTTCATCATTAGATCCATCAAGCTCAATCGCCTTACCTGTAAACAACTCGCCTACATTATTGTTGCCCGATTTGTCAGGTGTGATTTGCGTTAGTTCTTTTATGGAGATGTTGTTTATAGATAATATTGTATCTAAAGTACCATTAGCAAATGCAATCTCATCGTTGTCACTTGTGATAGTTAATGTAAATTCAAACTCACCCAAAGAGTCTATTCTATTATCTGTATCAGCAACTCCACTTTGTATTGGCTTTCTAAGGTAAATATATCCACTTGTATAGGAATTACAGTTTACTTTGATAACATAAGTAGAGCCTATTGTAGTATTTAAAGATTGAGATAATCTTTTATATAAACTAGTAGCATTTATATTAGCTACACCACCTGATATTGTCCAACCTATCCCTGTTGTCCAATAAGCACCTGTTGTGCTCTCTGCCTGTGTGCCTGTTAAAATAAAATCTCCATCAATAACTTCCTCCCTACCTAATGTTTCGCTCGTTTCAAATCCAAGCCACATCTTTAGATTGGTTGTGATTACGGAACTTATTGCGTTTCGAATAGCCCCGATTACGTTTGTAAATGTTATTATCATAATTTAAACGTTTTAAATTAGATTAATATAAAGCTACTATGTCGTCTGCGTCTGTACCTGTACTAAATACTTTTTTAACTTGAACTGCTAATACCGATCCGTTTGGCAAATTCTTAAAGGTAACATCATCGCCTGATATAGTAGTTACTTTAACATCTCCACCTGTACCGATAAATAATACACCGCCTGGTATAGCTAATGTTACATCTGCCGAAGCAACATCTACTGCGACTGCTTTAATTGCTTGTTGCGTTACTTTGTTAGTTGGAATGAATCCCATAATTTTAGTTTTTATTAGTTGTTATTAATTGATTGTTTAAAATTGTAAAAAGGTAGTGAGAGAACTAGGCGAAAAAGGTAGCGAAAACCTAACCCCCTCACACCTTTTAGTTTACTTTTACTATACCTCTATCGTTCCAAAGGTCGCCTCGATTTAGACCTCTGTTAGACGTTGGTAACGTGCTTCCACTTAAAGTGTCCATAGTAGGAGTATCGCCTTTATCTCCTTTCTTCCCATTTGCACCTGTATTACCTGTATCTCCCTTATCGCCTTTATCACCTTGTGGTCCTTGTGGTCCTTGTGGTCCTTGTGGTCCTTGTGACCCACCTCCACCTGTAAAATCCTCAGTTAAATGTCGTCTAAGCTCGTCTAACTCTTCCGATACGTTTTGTAACTGAAGATATACTATACCTAACTGAGCAAACGAACCTGAGTCTTGTATATGCTCTGCGTTTTCAAACTTAGTTTCTAATTCAGTTATCTTAGCAGGCTCAACCTTATCGTTACCATCACCTGTCTTAGTGAATATAGTCTTATTTTTTTTGTCTTGTAGTGCCATATCTTAAGGTTGTGGTTGTGCTGGTGGTTGTGTATTATATTGTAAAACGATTGTCATCGATACTCCGTGTACTTGTGATGAGTCGGTTCTACCAAACGAAATTATATCTCCTTTAGTGAAAGTCCAATTACTAGGACAAGAAACTTCAAAATTTCTACTATATGCAGGTGTAATAATGGTGTCACCTACTGGAGTAGTGGAAGATGCTTTATGAAAAGTAATTGTAGATGTTTTACTCGATGTGTGAGAGTTATAATTATGTATGCTTTTTACAAACCCATCGTAAGGTGCTGTAAACATTAAATGATAAGAACTTGTACTAAGAGTACCTTCTGCTGTGGTAGCTCCTGAAATTGGTATGTAATAAGTTGTCGTAGCCGAAGAGTGGTGATAGTGAGCTGTCCGAATGTCAAGTACGTTTTCCGCTTTTACGTTGGTTAGGTCACCCTCTAATATAGATATAGTAGAACCTTCAGGTATAGGGTATTCAGGTGTAATTGAATTTATATTTATACCATTTGAGCCTTTTGCTTGCTCTCCATTAACAACTACGACTAAAGTTCTATTATTATTTTGAGATGTAATTATTAACTTTTGATTATCATAAACCCTACCTAAAATATTTGAACTTGTTTGTAGTTTATTTATAGGTGAATTAGGTGTTATATCTACGTCTATAGTACCTAAAGCATTTACGCTTTTTATGTTATTATCGCTAGATATTATGTTACCTATAGATGAATTATTAATATCAGGCAAAGAAGGACCTAAAATAGGTACACTTGAATCATCTTCTGTAAATGTAAAGCTAGATGAGTTTGCTTTAAACCACTCGCCACTCATCGTTTCACTTTGAGCTTTAAACGTACCACCTAAAAAAGTGTAATAATTAAAGTCTGTATTATTGTTTATAGAGTATTGAATTAATTTAGTAGGCGATATATCAGGACTAAATACATCGGCTTGCAATATTTCTAACGGTTCAGCTTGCAAATCAAGATATTCATTACACAATAATTGAGTTGGATTTATATAACCTCCTGAATTACCTACTCTAAAACCTGTGTTTGCTGACTTAGCTACGCCATCAGAGTTTAAGTATTGAATGTTTTTTACTTGTGCTGATTCAGTTCCTGAAGAACCAATTAATAAATCTTCAAACTCAAACGATTCTTCTGCAATTACATTAGATTGACTTGCTACATAAATAATACCCTCTTCTTCATCGTTTACAGATATACTATCTACATCGGTTATGCTTGATAAAATAAAAGGGTTTTGATTTGGATAAATCGTAAATCTTGCTTCGTTGCTAGCGTATGGATTTGTTGATGGTAAAAATGGCTGTATTATTTCTTGACCTGATTGTAGTTTATAAGTATAATATTGATTTTGAGCTGCTGTTAATTTACAAAAAACTTGACCTGTAATTGGAGGTAAATCAGCTTCTTTAGTTAAATTAAATAAAGTTGTAAAATGTATTGAACCAGGAATTAATGGTGTATATGAATTACAAGGTGAAGTTGAACTATCACTTGAGTTAAAAGTTGAAATTAATAAAGGGTCACTACTTATAGTACCTGCGTTATAACCAACACCCACCAAATTAGTAGGTTCTGAATCTACCCAATAATACCTAGGACTATCAGGGTTGTGTGTTAACCAATAAGTATTTGAACCATCACTAATTCTTATTTGCCAATAAAATCTAGTGTAAAAATATCTTTTCTTTAATTGTTGTCCTGAAGTAAGGTTTGCGTTTACTATAGCTGAACTTAAATTTTCATCATTATAAAGATTAAGAGATATGTTTAAGTGAGCTGATTCAGGCGCACTTGGATCGGCTTGAAGATTACCTACAAAAGTGTAATTAGTATAATCTACGTTTGGGTTTATAATAACATTAGCTTGACCATTCTCAAATTTAGCTTGAACGCTTTTATAAGGAGGTTCGTAAGTAAAAGTAGAACCACCCATACAAACACCTTTGTTAGCATTTAAAGTTCCGTCTAACGTAAGTAATTCATTTGATTGTAATAAATTCGTTTGTCTATTATCACCCTCTTGATATTCATAGTATTTTATATTACCATTTAGGTTGTTTTTATAAAAGTTAGGTTGTATAAATTTATACCTACCTTCAGAAAGAGTACCAACAGTATTAAATACTTTTAAAGACTCATTTAAAACATCGTACTTTAAATATCTATCAGGGAATTTTTCAGGATTTGTTACAAAAGGTAATTTAGCTATTCTGTACAAATAAAACGGATCGTCTGAATTGTGAGCATCTCCATTTCTCCACCAATTTATTGAGTTTTGAAACCAATAGTTGTTAGTTGGGCAAGGTGCTGAATCAGTTACTAAAGTTTTTACTAAAGAAATATCAGTTAAACTAAAGTTAATAGAACCTGATATAGGAGTTGGGTTAATTCTTAATTGATTTGCATTAACTAAAGATGCTCCTTTGATAACATAATTACCATTAGAGTAAAATTGATAAGTTGATTGAGATGTGCCTAGTAAAAATTGTAAACCTTGATTTCTAAAAGATAAAGACACAGATTCATTTTCTCCTAAGTCTTGAATTGTAAATGATATAGAAATATTATCTCCTGACGTTACGCTAATACCACCACTTGATGAATTTAAGTAATTAGCAGAAGCCCCTGTAAAATTCATTTTACCTAAACCTGAATCTAAAGACCAAGCCGAACCAAAAGTCCAACCTGTAGTATCTACTAAGAAACTACCATTTTCTACTTCTTCTGCTTCTACATTATAAACACCTGCGTCATCTCCAAAGTCTTTAATGTGTTCATTTATAGTAAAAGAAGATGAAAATTCCGCACTAGGTATAGCCGATTCTGCTTGCTTTGAGTAAGTACCTATTGAGTCTGTTGCTATAATGCTAGACCCGTAAGGGTATGGTGTGTTTTGAAACGTAGAGAAAGAAGGTTGTACCCAACCAAACCACCAAATATTATCTCTTGATATAGAGTTTTTATATACTCTAATGTAATACTCTCTATCTCCCTTTTCTAAAATGTCGTATAGTAATGCTTCGTCTGTATCGTTTTGTACTATAAAGTTTAAAACGCACTCAGAATTTATAAACCTTCTATTTCTAGTTCCACCTGAGCCAGTATATTTACAAGTAAATCCTTCCCCTTCTAAATCCATAGAAATAGGGTCACCTGTATAATCTTTCTTCCAAAGTTGAACGTGCCAAGTCGTACCTGCTTGACCTAATATTCTTGTTTCTCTTAACTTACCATAAGTTGCCATAAACTACCTTCTTTCTTTTCTTCTGTTAGCTCTATCGAACACTATCAATAAATCATCTCCGCTTATTCTTACATCAGGAATAGCAGCAGGTCCACCTCCGCCTAAAGCGTGGTTAGGTATAATCGTTCCGCTTTGACTTGGTACGAACAGTTCAGGTCCTCTTTCACCTACTAGACTCATCTTACCTACAGGTGGTTGACCTCCGTTTGCGAAAGCTCCACCCATCATTCCTTGTAAAATATTACTAAATCCTGCTCCTTTAGAGAATATACCTCCTGAAGCCATCGCTGTACCACCTAAACCTGTAATACTTAATAGGGCAGCTAGTACAGCAGCCTTAATTACCATAGCAGCAATTTGCTTACCTAAATCTACGAAAATTTGACCTAAACCTTCTAATAAATTACCACCACTTACAAGTACACTTGCAAATGAATCAGCAAAACTTGTAGCTATAGTTAGCCCATATTGATTCATTGCGTTAGACCACTCTTGAGTCTTTACTCTAGCCGATTCTAATTGTATTAAATATTGTTCGTATTCTTCGCTAAAATCAAAAGGTGATTTAACGAATTGTTGTTTATCATTGTCACCTTCTGTAGGTGTAGGTGCTGTAGTTGGTTTACCACCTGATAAGTCAAATAACTTGTCAAATGCGTCTAAATCTAAACCTGATAAATCTGATACAACATCTTTTATTGTTTCTCCAAAAGTTTTAAACTTTGCATCATCAGGATCTATATCATCAAGGTTTTTCTCTAAAGCCTCAATAGTTCCTATAGCCGCTTGCATTTCTATATACAAAGCCGATGTAGGTCCTAAAACAGAGCCTAAACCTTTTAATAAGCCTTTAATTATACCGTTAACACCTCTTGATGATTTAGCTACTGAAATTAAAAAAGCGTTCCAATTTCCTGCAAGATAAACTACTCCTGCTGCTAAGAAACCTACTAAGCCTATAATTATGCCTATAGGATTTGTAAACATAGCAAATCCAATTTTAACTACATTTTTTATAGCAGTAAATAACATACCAAATGATGATGTTAAGGAAGCTATAACTAATAAAACAGGACCAATAGCACCTGCTATTCCTGCTACTGTTAATATAGTGTTTTTAGTTTCATCATCTAAATTTGTAAAGTTAGAAGCTAACTCTGTTATTTTATTTATCAAAGGAGTAAGAGCATCTGCAATCAAAGCACCAAATTCTAATTGGAGTCCTTCAATAGCTGACGACATTCTTTTAATTTTGGCTTGAGTGGTTTGACCCATCTTCTTAGCCATATCGTCTAACCCAGTAGTATTGTTTTTATACTCCTTTGTAAGTTCTTTTGTTTTATCTCTATTCTTAGATAGTATTAGTAGTTGTTTACTAAAGTTTTTACCTACTATTGCTGTTGCTCTATCTAAGCCCATTTGACCTTCAGATAACATATCTAAAGTGTCAGATAAGCTAATACCTTTTTCTTTTAACTTTATGAATAAAGAGTTAAGACCTGTACCTGCTTTAGACGCTTTTATACCGCTATCCATAAGGACACCCATCATAGCAGACAACTCTTCTAAGTCTACTCCTACTGCACTTGCAGAAGCACCTGCGTTAGCAAATGCTGTACTAAATGTGCTTAATTTTATTGAAGAATTTGCTGAAGCTAAAGCTAGTGTGTTTGCTACCGATGCTGCTTCAGAAGAATCTTTACCAAAAGCTCTTATCGAAGCTCCTACTACATCAGCGGCTAAGGTTAAATCTTCACCTGTAGCCAAAGATAAGTCTAATACGGATTGCTCCATATTTTTGATAGCTTCAGGATCAAAACCTTTACGACCTAAACTAAGTTGTAATTCAGCGACTTGAGATGCTGTAAATTGTGTTGTAGAACCTAATCGCTTTGCTTCTGATGTAAGCATTTTAAGTTCATCAGTAGTAGCGTTTGTAACCGTTCCTACTTTAGCCATTCCGTTCTCAAACTGAACGAATGTGTCCATAGCGGATTTACCTAAAGCGGCTAGAGGTCCTGTAACACTAAAAGTAAGTAAAGAACCCATACGAGCTGCACCCGAAGCGAATTTAGCTAAACTCTTGTTAGCTTTACCCATTCCCTTTTCTAACCCTTTAATGTTAGCTGCGACAATTATCGAGATGGTCTTTACTGATACACCCATTTTATATCTTATTAAATTTAGATTTATTGTATTTCTCGAGAACCTTTTGTATGTGTTCTTTTGAAGCTATCTCTTTTTTAGGCTTGTATTTGTTATCCCAAGGAAGAGGTAATATCTCTTGTGGCTTTAGATTCTTTTTTGAGTGTGGTTGCAAACACCCCATCAATATGATTCGAGTTTGTTCCCATTGGTTCTGCGACATCTGTTCCTGGTGCATTTTAAAGCCCTCTAAGCGATTATTAAAAGAACGTGGGGTTAAACTATATAATTCATCATAACCTAACCCCATCATCCCTAAACCTATCTTCTCGAGCTTATCCCAATCAACATCGCCTTCCTCAGAATCTATCTCCTCTCCCTCAACTACTTTCCCTCGCCTTGAGGTTGGTCTAGTTGGAACGCTTCGAATATCTCGTTAATCTTAGAGAAATCTTCATTATCCAACCACTCTTCAATGTCAGCGATTTTATAAGTAAACTTCTCTCCAATCTTCTTAGCTCCGTACTTTAAACCAAAGTAAGCGATAACTCCGATGTGGTCTATCTCCGATCCTAACTGATTTAATTCGTTTAGCTTTAAACCTAACTTTTTGCAGATTTCTTTTAAGCATAAATAACTAAATCTGATTGGTCGCTCCTGACCGCCTAATTCTACCTTTTTCATTTTTATTTGTGTTTATTTATTAGTATGTACCTTTTGTTACTACTCCAGTACCTGTTATAGTCACAGAGTAAGTCACATTCTCTTCGACCCCTGCATCCATAGAAAGACTTGATATGAAACCACTTCCTTCCCATTTAACACCTGAGTCCCGTTCTGCGAATCTTACTATCACCTCATTACGTTCGTGAACATCATCGTAGAACTCTTTAAAGTCTAAATCAGCGTTAATGTCTTGTAGTGCGTCAGATGATAACTCAAACGACCTTAAACCACCTGCATTCTCTTGATAACCACCGCTATCTTTAGAAGTAATATCTCTCAAATCGTTGTTGAACGATATTGAAGCCGATGTGCTATGTGCAATAGGTTCTTGTCCATCTAGTGTTTCACCTGATTGTATTACGATAACTTCTACACCGCCATTTTCTATTTCGGCTGTACCATTTAAAATTTCAGCAGTAATATTATCTTGTGCAATAGCACTTGTAAAATCAACGTATATATAATCTCCATCAGTCACTTGAGAACTAATTGTGTAATTCCAATAACTTGAACCCCAATGACCTTCTAGTGTATTTAAAATAGTGACTCCATCATTGGTGCTTATATTTAGTGTAGTTGGTCCTTGATGATAAGTACCTGTTGAATCATATTGATTATAAAGTAATAAAGAACCTGTACCATCTAAAGGTGAACTTGATTTTACTCTAATTCTAGTTACCTGAGCTACGTTAGCAGGCGACTTTTTATAAACTAATAAATCCGATGCGTTTTTGATTGCCATAATTAATGGATTTAAAAGTTAATACTATGATTTAGATAAAGCCCCTGTACCTGTAAGAGAAATAGAATAAGTTGCGTTTTCTTCTACACCTGCGTCTATTGAAATAGAAGTTATAAGAGCCGAACCTGAGTAAATCATATCAGTTGCACCAAAGTTTACTACAACTGCTGTACGAGCTTCCCAAGTATCCCAAAGAGCTTCAATATTACCATCACCTGCTCCGATTTCAACAAAAGCATCTCCACTTACTTCCCAAGAACGTAAACCTCCTAGGTTTTCTTGATAACCTCCTGAAGATTTAGTTGTAGAATCTCTAAGGTCCATATTCATAGATATAGATGCTGAAGTTGAATGTGCTACTGCTGTCAAAGAACCACCTGTCGGAGTTATTGAAAGAGTCACATCTGTTGCGTTTAAAATTGCCATTTTTATTTAGTTTTTGATTATTAAACAATTAAATATTACGTTTTTGTAGAACTTTTCAGGTGACTTAAAATACTCATCATCTAGGGTTTCAAACCTAAACTTAGCGGTATAAGTCACACCATCTTCGGTGTAGTCCACCTCGTACAAATCTAAGGCTTCTACTACTGCCTTAGCTTGACTATATGTTGTTAAATAAACGTCAGCGAAACAAGCTATCCTAATCGACACGTCACAAGACTTTAACGAGTTGTTTTTACTCATAAAGTTGCTTACGTTGGTTATCTCGAACGTGGTCGAAGGATATGTTACACCTTGAGGTATAATTACAGGAAAGACTCTATTACTACCACCATTAGCTGTTGTGAAAGCTGATGTAGCATTGAGTCTTGTTATTATTACTTTACCTATATCTTGAAACATACGTCTATTTAAATCCTGCTTTTTTAAACATTTTATCTAGCATCTTAGATATATCTCTTTCTGCTGTTGCTGAAATATCTTTACCTTTTTGATCTATAACCTCTTTATAAAAATCAGGTTGGTTTTGTATTCTACCTGTAGATTTACCGCTTTTATGCTTTCGTTCCTTTGTACCATTAAGCAACATCGCAGGTAAATTTCTACTTTTTTTACCATTGACCCAAGTTTGGTTAAGGTGTTTTAACCTTGTTCCAACAAATAAGCCAGGTTTCTTAGACTTTCTTGCTGTAATGATACCAATCGAATCTGCTATAGATTTACCAACCGTTTGTTTTTTAGTTGTAGCATCGTATCTTTGTCCAGGAACTTTATTCTTAGTCCTGTGCTTATATTTCATTTTAAGAGCCTTTACTGCTTTCTGTGCAGCAGGTCTTAGAGCTTTGTTTATTAGACTACGAGAACTCTTCTCAGTTTCGCCTAATTTCTTTAGAGATTTCTTAACATCTTCAATACCTTTAACTTGAATAAGTTGGCTCTTACTTATAGTAGGTTTAGCCATCTATACAGGTGATTCAGTTGGTAAATCCTCGCTTACGAATATCTCTATAAATTCTTTTCTTGGGTCAATTACGTACCCAATAATATCTAAATCGTTGGTTGTTCCTACCTCTCTTAAAACCCAATTAGATTTTATGTTTTTTGTTTCCGAAGAATATCGGATTGTGTACACAAACCTAGAGTAAGATTGTAGCTCGTTACCTTCGAACTTCTCCTCGACATCACGAAGAGATTTAACATTTTTATTAGCCCACATAGTATGAACGGTTGCGTAAGTATTAGTCACACCACCAAAAGCATCTTGTGAAGCTGAAAGGTCCCTTAACTCTACTCGAATGTTAAAGTCACCTGCTTTTATTTGACTTATAAACGCCATCTAGTGATAACACTTATAAGGTTGTAATAATATTTGAGAAGCCATAGGAAACTGACGCTTTCTATCTTCTCTGAAGTAATACATATCAGCTACAATTAACTTGATAGCTTGTTTAATCGCTTCAGGTACATCTGCACTATTCGTACCATATCCTGTATTGAACCAAAAGTAAAACGTATTAGCCGCATTATCCTTAAGCGTAGTGCCTGGAAAGTCCGAACTAAGGTAAACTAAGGAAGGGTTAGAGAAAGCGTCTATATACGCCTTATCTGACTCTTGAGCAGCTCCATTTGCATCTGTCCAATTAACAGGTCTTTTAGCAGCTGCAACAGGATCAGTTGTTGCATCTACATCAACTAAAGTACAATTAGGAAATATTAACGAAGCCTTATTTACTTGCTCGTTAAAGTAAAGTTTGTATTGGTGTGTTATGAAGTGGCGATTACAATAGTTCTCAGCCATATCAGTAGCAGCATCTATATAGTAACCCAACAATGTATCTTCATCGCTAGAATCAATACGCAACTGAGCCTTAATATCAGTAACCGACACCACCTTAGTAGCAGGGTTATCGACTAAAACTAAATCGCCTTGTTTGTTATCGTTTGGGTCTAAGTACATAGATTAAAAGTGAAAAAGGTTAAAAAAGGGAAGCCCCGAAGGACTCCCTTTAATTAAAAACTATTTATTATATTAAAGAAGTAGCTTTAACGAAACCTGCTCCATCAGAAACACCCCAGTCCATATATTGGTTAAGTACCAATCTAGTTTGACCGTTTACAGCTACTGAATAAGGATCTACCATAATGTCTAGTCCACCGAACATTCCCATATATAATTTAGAGAAGTCACCGAAGAAGAAGTCTGCTGATGTACTACCATCTTTAGTACAACCATTAGTGAAGAAAGTAGGGTAACCGTTAACTAAAGCACCTTGCATTCCAGCTGAAACCGCAGCTACTTGAGCAGAACGCTTTAAGTCAGCCATTAATGCAGGGTGACCTACGTAAGCTAAGTTTCCTTCAAGACCACCTGCTTCTGCAAGAGCTTGTTCTGCTATAACAAAATCATTCATAATAGAACCGTTTGGTGCATAAGGAGTTGTTTCTACAAATACACTTGTTGCTAATTCACCTAAAGAATCAGGAGCACCTGCTACACCTGCTGTAGAGAAGATAGCTGCATCCATTTTTTGTGCTGTTGCACGACCTAAGTCACGAATGATAGCTTGTTCTGCTGCTGCTCCGTTTTGTAGCAATAATTGCTTAGAGATATTTACGTAAGAAGCTAAACGAGTTGGAGTCAATTCAACTTTACCGAATTGTGCACCACCATCTGCTGCTGCGTCAACCTCACCTTCCCACTCAACAGAAGAAGCTCCTGCTACAGGGATTGTAGTGTTAGCACTTAAACCTGTCAATATAGTTGCACCTACTTTGTCAAATACAGATGCTTCTCTCATTGCATCAGCAAATCCTAATACGTTTGTAGGAGCGATAGCTGAAAGACCTTGTGTTACATCAGCACGAGATTCTAACATAAAAGATGGAATACCTAAACCGTTGATTGAACGACCTGCTGAACGAGCTTCGTTTACAGCTTCTTCGTGCATTTCACGCTCTACTCCATCTAACTTTCCGTTAGTGAAGTCATTTACTGCCTTGAAGAAAGAGAAGTTTCTTACTTCTTTTGGCTCATTTGATACTGGTGCTACTACTTTAGAAGCAATCTCAGCGTTTAATTTTTCTTGTCTTTCGATCATTTCGATAGATTTTTTTAGTTCGTCTATTTTAGACATTTTACCATCGTAAGATACTTGCTCTTCAGCAGTAAAGTCACGAGTTTCGTTTTTGCAAAGTTCAAGCATTTCGTTAGCTTCTGTGATGAAACCTGCTCTTTCTTGCTTTAATTCAACTGAATTTTTCATTTGTTTTAAAGTTTGCTTTTGAGTTTTAACTCATTAGTTAATAAATTAATATTCGAAAGGTCTATAACCTCTTCCTCTTTAACCTCTTCGGTTTCGTTGTTAAACTCTTCCAAAGAACGTAAAGCTACATCAGTATTGGAGTAAGCCCCAACACCAACAATCGAAACATCAAACAACCTTCCGATCTTATTGATATTTCTCTTTGCTACATCACCATCTTTACTCCACTCATCTTCTTCAACCGTAAAGGCAAACGAAGATTCATAAAGTAAACCTCTACGCATTAGTTCAGCGACATCTCGCCCAACCGATGTGTTAGGTAACGTACCATCGTATCTTAAACCTAAATCATCTACAGACAATTTAAGCGTACCACCGTGATTTCTATCTAAGATAGCGTTCATATCGTGGTTAAATGTTAAAATTACATTGTCATCTAATCGACCATCAAACGCACCTCTTGAGATAACTTCTCTGAAGCCTAAATCTCTGCTTTCGTGGTCGAACAAAGAAGCGTAACCTGTCACTTTGATTTCGTCAGAATCTTCTTCCATACGAACTTCAAGTGGCTTAGAATACACTCTGATTTCTTTATTATCTTTCATATCTAAACTATTTTTTTCTTCGTTACGTTTAATCTCTTTTACCTTTTTCCTAGACCAACTAAATCCTGCATCACCGCCCCATAAAGCCCAAGCTATTCTACCTGCACTTGGATAGCCCTTCTCTCCTGGACTAAAACCTTCAGCTTTCTTATCAACTTCGTGTCGGCTAAAGAAACTAAACATTCTTTTAATTGTAGATATAGATAAATTTCCGTTTATTATATCTCTTGCTCTTGATACTCCTACCTCAGTACCACCTCTTCCGTGTTCCTTTCTCCAATCTAGCCCTTTACGAGCTTCGGACTTCATTCCGCTTGTAGGAGTTGTATTTATATCTTTTAAAGCCATTATTCGCTTTCTACTTCTCGTTTAGTGTCCTCTCCTAGTTTATCTAAAGGCATCATATTCGATTGCATATAGACTTTCTCGCTTTCTCCACCCATCGGGTTCATATCCTCAAACGAACGTACCTCATCAGGCGATAATACACCGATGTTTACTAATGTTCTATAGTAGTCAGCTCGTGACTTAGAATCACCTCTTAACAAAGCGTTAAGATTAAACTTAAAGTATTGTGTGCCTTGCTTTTTAAACGGAATTAGTTTAGAGTTCAACTCAGTTTCAATTCGCTTAACATAAGGCGTAATAGTGTGAACCACAAAGTCTATTTGCTGTGCTTCTATGTTGTTGTAGCTAGCAGCAGATAAATCATTTATAAGGTGGTTCGGTACTCTAAAAATACGAGCTATTTCACTTATAGAGAATTGTCTTGATTCTAAGAATTGTGCTTGATTGTTCGGTAACATCTTAGGCATAAAGTCCATACCTTCTTCAAGTATAGCTGTCTTACCTGTGTTAGCCGATCCACCGTAGTTGTTAGACCAAGATTCTCTAAGACGTTTAGCTGTTTCGGGCTTGAGAGTCCCAGGGTGTTTAAGAATACCTCCCACAGACGCACCGTTCTTAAAGAATGAACCTGCGTGGTGGTTTAAGGCTAAAGATATTCCTAAAGTATTTGCTTGTGATTCAATAGGCGATTGTCCCTCGATACCATCAAGAGAAATACCTTTACAATGAATCATATCGATTGCGTTTACTCTGCCTGTGTATGGGTAAACGAAATTAGTATTGTTTTGATTTATTTCGTAATATACACTTTTACCATCAGGTGACATATAAATATCTACGTCAACGCATTGGATAGGGTGCAATCCAATAGGTAAACCTGCTCCGTTTCTTTCGATGTAAGCGTAGAAGTTTCCATCTAAGCTCAAGTCAACTAGCATACGCTCGAAGAACATAAAAGAATTAAATAAAGGAGAAGGTTGTTTACCTACTAAATCAGTTAGGGGGGAGTTTAATTTTTTCTTTTTGCCAGTTTCAAGGTCAACCTCGTGTTCCGATATTGGAAGCGAAGCGATTGTTTCTGACAAGACTCTTACGCAAGACCAAACCGCTGCTATTCGCATTGCTTGCTCTTTAGATACGTTTTCGCCTGATTGTGAACCGAAAGTTGGTCCTAGTATAGTCTGTCCGTAAAGACCTCTTTCCTCTTGTTTAAGAGGTTGTTTTCTTTGTGTAAAAAAGTCAAATATTCCCAAATTGTCTTGATTTTATGAAAAACTATACACCTATAAATAGTAAAAACACCTAAAATGTGAACTAATTTTTCGAATTATTTTTGATTTTTTTTAAAGAACGTGCTAAAACCTTATGTATATAGCGGATACTACACCCTTTAATTTTAGCTATTTCTTGTATTTTTAGCCCATATTCGAACCTTAAATACACAATATCTTTTGCTTTTTGGCTTTCTAACTTAAACACTTCTTCCCAAAGTCGGTCAGGAAGTGAATCGTAATCATCGCTTTTAAGGGGTGTTTTAGGCTGTTTAAGACGATAAGTCGTGTGAAAGGGGCTAGAGGTAGACAAGACTTGATTAACGACCACACGAGCCACAAAATACTCTAATTGATTTGTTTCGTGTAAAGACTCGATAGTTTCACTCATCTGTGAAAGCAAAATAACGTTGATGTCCTGGACTAAGTCGTCTAAGAGGTGATAGTCTTGGTTGTTAGACAAGACACTAGAGCAAATAGCTCTAACACTACTTTGGTGTAGTGTAATTATCTCGCCTTTAGATAAAGAAAATTTCCTTGTCGTCATAACCTGTTCCACTATTTTTGTTTTTCATTGCCTCACTCAAAGCCATTAGACACGAAACGATACCATCAATCTTGTCGTTAGATTTCGCTTTGTTCGGCTTTACGTTACCTGCGGGGTCTTGGGTAAGCACGATGTTAGACATCATCCACCTAAGCACAGGATTTCCTGCGTGACGAATGTTTCCTCCAAGCACTAAAGTTTCGAACTCTTTTGTTGCAGGCGACATAGTCCGATAACCTTGACCTACAGGTATCATCGGACAACCCTCTTCTGTAAGGTCGATTACGATTTGTGAAGCGTTCCATCTATCATAAGCTATCATTTGAATATCGTATATCTCGCTCAAGTCACGTATCTTTTGCTTGATGTAGTTGTAATCGCAAACGTCACCAGGAGTAAAGATTACGTGTCCTTCTCTGTGCCACTTCAGGTAGTCTACTTTATCTCGTTCTGATCGTTTGTAAGCGTTCTCTTCGGGAATAAAGAAAAACGGAATAATATCGTACCCATCGTTGTTGTCAGGGAACATAAGTGATAGACAAGTAATGTCACGAGTCGAGGCTAAATCGAGTCCTGCATAACAAGGCTTGCCCTCTAATCGCCTTGCATCTACAGGAACAGCTCCTTCCATCCACTTGTCGTCACTTATAAATCTAGTTTCGTTTGCAACCCATTGGTTTAGGTGAAGCCTACGGAACGTATTTTCGTAAGAAGGCTCGTTTTTTGCCTTTACCGATTGCTGTTGCATATACTCTTCGGTGATAATCGTACCGAAGCCTGGGTTGGCTTTCTTTTGCACCTCAATGTCGTATATGTCATCGTCTTTATCTGCTTCGTAAACAACGCCTAAGAACGAGTCGTCTTGGATAGAACCTTGGATAAGTTTCTTAGAATAGTCGTAAAGCTCTTTACAAATGTGGTCCTTTTGATGACCTGCTCCAGCTGTCGTGATACCTAGTAAAAGCGGCTCTTTCCTTGCTCCCATAGAAGTAAGTAAAACATCATATAAATCTCTGTTTTTGTGAGAGTGTATCTCATCAAGTAAGCAACAAGATAAGTTCAGTCCGTGCTTAGTATCTGCGTCTGCTGAGATTACTTTGTAGTACGATCCAACCTTATCGTAAGTGATTGAATCTCTGTAAGTACCTGCTCGCTTTGATAGTTCAGGATTTTGCAAAACCATTTGCTTTGCGATAGAGAAAGATAACCTAGCTTGTTCTTTATCAGCAGCAGCCGATACAATCTCCGCACCCTTCTCTCCATCAGAAAAAAGCATATAGAGTGCGATACCTACCATTAGGTTTGTCTTTCCGTTTTTACGAGGGATAAACACAAAGCATTGGCGAAACTTTCTAAGGTTAGTTTTCTTAGACTTCCAACCGAATAAAGGGCGAATAATATCTTCTTTTTGCCACTCTTCCAGAATAAACTTTTGTCCTGCTAACTCTCCTTTTACGTGCTGACAAAACATTTCGATAAAGTCCACAGCTCTCTTGGCACTCTTCTCATCGAAGTACCACTTGGACTCATCTATGTTTTGTAGGTTATTCATCGTTGTTAAAGAAGTTCTCTATCTTGATGTCAGGTGTATTTGCTTGTTTTTCGATTGAGTTTACCTTTGCTCTACTCGAAGGCGTAAGACCAAATTCTTTTAGTAGTTGAAAGATTCTTACGAAAGATTGGTTAGCTATTTGTACTTCAGGTCGAATAACTGTCTTAGCGTTACCTTCCCTAGAAATCTGTACATCGGTTACACCTAACTCGTTTACGACTTGCTTAGCTGCCTTATATTCGCTGTAAGCGTCACAAAGTAATTCTAAGGCTAGTGCATCAGCGTTTGTCAGAACAGACATATCGTGAAGTAACTCGCCTAACTCGAGAAAAGTCTTTTGTCCATCTTCGCTTAACCAGGTTGGTACAGCAGGGATAACTGAAGGCAATACAGGCTCGTTAGGGTTAGCTCTATCTTTTCTTAGAGTCCCTCTTTGCTTTTTTATTTCTGTGGGTAATCTACTTGGCATAATGTCAAAGATAGTAATTATTTTCTAAGAAAGAAAAAAGTAACACAAAAAAGAAAGAACTATTATCCTTATCCTTATCCTTCTCTATATAGGGGTATCGTTGACCCCTAATTGACCCCTAAAATGTTATTTATTGATAATCAAGTCTTTAAGCCTAAATTCGTGTATTTTGGTCAAAATTTATATGGGGTTACAGCGATATTGCGAAAAAAGAGGTTTTTAGTTGGTTATTAACAAATGTTTATTATCTTTGCCTAAGAAATATTAACTAAAAACAAAATTATGTCTAAAGAAAGATTCATTTATTCTATATTAGCAGAAAATAAAGTTAAGATAGTAAACAAAAAAGGTTTAGTTTGCGGATCAAATAGTGAACTTATGTTTGGTTACATAGGCTATGCACCTCCAAAAAATAAATATTACATAAAAAAACGAGAGCTTCCTGCGTGAGTGGAGCATAACTAAAGCCCTACTAATTACTTTAATACCTTTTGGGATAGGTTGTTAATTAAGGTAGGCAAGTCAGCGTCAAAGGTAGAGCCTAAGTCACTCTACCCTTGGCTTTGGACTAACAAAAAAAATAATTATGATTTCAAACGTAGTAATATTAGTAGCGACTATTACATCTGTTGTAGTAATAATTGAGTCGTTTAGCAAAAAGAAATGAAAACAAGTATTTTATTAATCTTAAAAAAACTTACTTATGCGTGGTATAATATCAAGAGTTCTCCGAGCATCAATCAAAAGAGGTATGAGCTTAAACGTAGTCAAGAGATACCTGAGTATGAAGTACAAAATTGCTGTAAGCGTAGTTGTGTTGACTAACCGAATTAAAAACATTAAATAGTTATGGCTAATTTTAAGTGCGAAAAATGTGGTTCTACTTTAGAACTTAACTCACATACTATGAAGTTTGTTGACGACAAGATCGTAGCTCCTGAAGCAATGTGTTGTGATGACTATATGATTGAGATAAAAGAAAAAGGTGGTGGCTTTGGAGGAATCATTAAGCGACCAGGCGGAACAGTATCTAAAAAATTTTAAATATGTTATATAAATTTACTTACGAAGATTCAGAACTAAACCATAGAGATTTAAAAATATTTTACATCGAAGCAGGGTGCGATGAAGTTAAAGAGTTTACTATTGAAAACTTTGTACCTGAAGATTACGCTTTGTCGGTTAAAGGTGATGAAGAATTTGAACTAAGAGATTACTATCCACAAGATTGGTTTAACGATAATGTGACCGAAAGATATTTGAAGGAGCTTGTAAAAGAATACGAAAATGGAAATCTTAGAAATTAATTTACTAATCATTTTAGCCTTTGTTCTGGGGTATATCTTCGGAAACGTAGACGTACCCTAGGGTGGGGGAGTACCCCAATTACCCCTTAGGTATAGGCAGGACACACAGAAAGG